TATCAGTCTGTGTGTTCCTCTTTTCGAAGTTTGCGTTCTTTTCCTAGGTTTTACTCTGTGTTCATGTCTTTGTTCCGGAGTGGAACTTTGGACCGCCTTTTCCCTTCTCTTGTTGATGATTATCATCTTCGTGGTGCTAACGATATACAGATGTATGATATTGCTTTTCCACAGGCTCTTGATGATCTTTCGAATGCTCAGATTTCTTATCCTGAGTTTTTCGATCCTTCTGATGGTTTCCTTTCTGGTGCTGGTTTCTTTAACATACCCACCTCTAATGATGTTGTTGGCGATAATTTTGTGCATCGTGTCCAATTGAACCCTAGGTGTTCTCGTAAAGCCTTTATTCATTATTGGATTTCGCGTTATCTTAGTGCTTGTTGTTGGTTATGTCGTTTACCTTATGACCCTGTTGGTTTTATCCTTGATTTCATGGTCGCTCCTGTGTTTATTCGCTCTTTTTCTATCCATGAGGTTGTGTTAGCTGAAAATAATCCTTTAGCCTTTACTTCTGGTCATATTGTTGTTCCGGTATTGTCGACGTTGTTTTTTATTGTGCCGTCTGCTACGGTTAAGATTTTGTTATCATGAGCACTCCTTTCGATAAGAGTGCTGCTCGCGTAGCAGGTGTTGCGTTGCGTACGCGACAGGTGAAAAAGAAGTCAGAAAGAAAGGTTGAGAGACCCCCTGGTGTTCAGCAGTCTGAAGAGTCTTTGGCCGCTGAGTTTATGGCGTACAAGTTGAAGCAGAATGAAGAAGCTTCTGAAGGTTTCACTTTTTCTAAAGTTCCAGACGGAGAGCGAGTTTCTACCAAGAAATTTGCTAATTTTGGTAAGAAAAGAGAGTCCTTTAAACCGTTGCCGAATAGTCAGCGTTTTATCGGTACTTTTAAGCCTGCTAGTCGTAGTAGGATACCGAAGTTGAAGTATAGTTATACGAAAGACCCCAATGAGGTGAAGAAGCCCTGGGTTCCTCCGACTAAGGCGAAAGTGAATAAAGATAGGTTGGTTGAAGAAAGATTGCAGAAGTTGCGTTCTCATAAGACTACTGATCCTGTTAGGGTTGGTAAGGTCTTTAGGAGAGCTGAAGAGCTCTCTGCGGTTTTGAAGAATCATAAACCTGTTCCAGTTCCCCAAGATAAGGTTGAGTGTTTTTATCCTGAGTTGAATGCTACCCCCCCTAAGAAGGAGGTCGTTTTTGATATTGATAGAAATGCGCGTTTGTCTCCTCCAGACTTGAAACCGAGGCGTGTTAATGGCGATGAGCGAGGGAAGTTTCCCTTGGTTCATAATGAAGCTGCGCATATTTTAGCAAATATGTCGACATCGAGTAGAGCTCACCGTAAAGTTATTAAAGACTTATGCGGAAAGAGTGCTACTTGGCGTCAGGATTTAGGTTTTTCCGCGCGGTCTCCAAGACCATTGACGATTGGCGATTTTGTTGGTGAATATCTAACTTATGACTTTGGATGTATTACTCCTAATGTTCTTGACTCGTCTTTTCTTCAAGTTGAAGATCGAGTCATGCATAGTAAGAATCCAAAGAAGTGGAAAGATATTGAGAGGTTGTTGGTGTCGTGGATCTTTGAGTTGAGAAGAAAGAACTTTACCAGAGCCAGTGCTATTGTGAATGAGGTTACTCCACTGTTGAACAAGTTAGCTGCCCCTTATAAAGGCGAGAAACTTGTCCTTAGTAATTCTCATGAAGGAGGATTGGATGATTTGGC